GACTTATTTTATCGCCTCAACGTCATCCGTCTACCGCTGCCGCCTTTGCGAGCCCGCCGAGAAGACATTCCGGCCTTAGCCAGTCATTTTATGCAGCAAGCAGGCAAGCAGATGAACACCGCCGTCAAACAGTTAAGTCCTGATGCTCTGCGTAGTATGCAATCCTTTGACTGGCGCGGTAATGTACGCCAGTTAGAGAACGTTTGTCTTTGGTTGACAGTGATGGCGGCTGGGGATACGGTGCTTACCCAAGACCTGCCTCCTGAACTGCTCGCCGATAATGCTGCGGACTCATTAAGTAATAATAACGCTCAGGCCGCTCTTACTACTCAAGAAATTCCATCCGCGCAAACCTCGAATAGTACCTCGCCTATCCATTCGCATACTTCTACAGCGATTACTGAAACTTCGATAAGTTGGCAGCAAGCGCTAGCAGACTGGGCTAAACAGTCTTTGCAAGCGGGTGAAACGGACATCCTACAGTTAGCGACCCCAGAGTTTGAGCGTGTACTGTTGAGAGAAGCGCTTAGCCATAGCGGCGGGCGCAAGCTAGCTGCGGCTCAGCTATTGGGTTGGGGCCGTAATACGTTGACACGCAAGCTAACATTGCTTGATGTATCGTCGAGCAAGCCTACTACAGAGGAGTAGCCAAGTCTTTGATTAGCTTGGTTTTCCTATAAAAGGAGTACAGATTTTCATTTAATCTGCAAAAAAATTAAATTAATTTGCAAAAAGGGGTTGCCAAAACTGCGAAACTCTATATAATAGCCAACCACTGAGACGCACTACCGAATCAGTTATCTGTCTGTTAGACGTTTGAATTTAAGCGCTGACGATGATAGAGTAACGATAATGGGGCTGTGGCGGAATTGGTAGACGCACCAGATTTAGGTTCTGGCGCCGCAAGGTGTGAGAGTTCGAGTCTCTCCAGCCCCACCATTTTTCGATAGTGATCAAAGTTCTCAAACCTATACTAAACCTGCCTTTGAGCAGGTTTTTTTATGTCTGCAATTTGAGTCTAATCCCACGATGGGATAGACCGTGGGATTGCGCAGAACTGCACCATCCCCCGCAAACCTTTATTCTATGCGCGTACAGCGCCGCCGTTTACCAATCCCAGCCGATTTTCCGTGGGATTGAGCATAAATATCCGTCATATTCCGTCATTTATATCAGTTGATTATCTGCCCTGCCCCTAGATACCTCAATGCCGCCGCCAGTACCGTCACTATCGTCAAAAACCACGTTTTTTTATCGTGGGCGAGGCGGGGCTTCGATTGCGATTTTTGGAGGCCGGTCGCTGCCTTGGCCTTAAATACTTGATATAATGATTTATGTTATGAATAGACAGGTATAGATTATGACAGTCCTATTGAACGAAAAATTAAATAGAGCTTGTGAACAAGCAGTTATGATTGATGACCTCCATATTGAATACATTAATATAAGTCCTGAAGCACTTAATGAGTTAATGCAGATGCGTGGCTTACACATGGATCATGTCACTATGGATGATATAACCGGCGAACTTAAATCTATAACGTGGCACGGCATTGAACTTAGACAAGATATTGAGTTGTCAGGTGTCACATTTAATCTAGTAACTACTCCAGTCGAAACACCAGCTTGGGGTGGATCTCCTAAAGGTAGGTTGCCAGGATAATCACCACGCATAAAAAAAGGGCCGTCGTATTGACAGCCCTTTTTTTATGGATGTTGTTTAGCTATTATCTTTGAGCAGCTCATAGTCTTTGAAGCGAATGACTTCGTCACCAAGCCAATCATTAATCTGTAGCATGGTTTGTTGTAGTGGCATTAGCTCATTGACTGCGAATACGCGCGCGGCTTTGATGAGGTCACCAAATCCAGCGGTATTGGTTGGGGTTGCGCCCATGAGTTGGGGCGGTACTCGATGAGCAGCTGCAATGTCTATGCGTGACGCTTCTTTGATTTTAAAGAAGTCATCGTTGGCGGACACTTCACTGATCGGTAAGATTTGGATGCCGTCCTTTTTGCCATTGGGAGAATACATAAAAAGATTGCGGAAGTTGCCCGGGCCTTTGCTGTCTTTGAGTGCTTTGCGGATAGCGTCGATGTCTTCTTTATTGGTGGCTGGATCATTGATATAAAGAATGTACCCGGCATGGCTGCCATTCAGATAATACTTACGGCGGAACAATGTTGCTGACTCATCAAGCCAAGCAGCGTTCAAAGCTGACAAGTATTCTGGGGCGCCATAAACTTCTTGGTTAACGTCCGGCTCAATGATATGACAGATATTCTCTGCCTTGTATTCATGTGGCTCGGCCCAGCTGTGCGTGGCAAAATAATACTTGTCGCCATTAACCCCTACGCGCATATACTTGCCAAGCGGTACGTTTAGCTTCATGGTTTTTTTAGAGCGCGACTGTACACGCTCAACGTAGGCATTACCAAATGTTAGATGATCAAGCGCCAAGCGACTAAAGTCACGATGCGATAGCAGCGGATGTGGAATAAAGGTACTGGCTAGAATATTACGCTTAACAAATATCGCGCTGCTATGATGCGGTGATGCTCGCATAGTTTTTGCCAAAGCGTCTGGATCATACGGCGGTGCATACCACAGTTGATGATTATGACATTCGCCCCAGTATAAGGTTTGCCATTGTTCCATCACCGGGATGGGATCGCCAAAGGTAAAAGCCTCCATGCCCGGCATTTCTACCGTTGCACGATTGTCTGTTTCATTCATTCAAATATCTCCAGTGCGGATTCGTCTTCACCTTGAGCGATTGCTAAAGGTTCTCTATGTAGTGCGTGCATTAATGCCCACGCCAAATCGGCATGACCAGTATCTTCATTACGGTCGGCTTTATACGTGACCGCCTTTTCGCTGCTAGTAATTGTTTTGTGAATTGAAGTGAAAGCGCCTACTACGTCGGTCCATTCATGATCAAAGGTTAAGCGGCCTTTTTTGATAACGTCTTTCGTTTTTAGGACAAATTGCTGCTTGAGCTCTGGGCTGTAATGCAGCTTGACCGCTTGCGGATAGAACTTAATCACTGACTGATAGACGCCAATACCAAGGCCGGTGACATCAATCGCGATATATTCCACATTGTACTTTTCGGTCATCTCTCTGATGACGTTTGCTTGTGCTTCAAAGTCTGGGTTTTTAAACTGCAAACGCTCAATACCACGAATCATGCCATTGGGTGTGCTGGGCGCTGCCAAAATTACTAAACCTGCGCTATCACGGCTGAGCGACGGATCATACCCAAGCCATACTGGCTGATTGCCTAATGGCCTTGGCGTGTAAGGTTTATAGTCATCCCAAATCTCTAACGTATCAACCATGCACGTTTGCAGTTCACTAACGCTAAATGCTGACAGCGTGTCATCGATAAACTCACACATAAGCAAGTTATTAAACTCATCTTCGCTGTATTCCATTCGCAAATCGTCAATATCAAACAGATCACAGCCGCCCTTCATTGCGTCATAGACGTTAACGACTTGCCGCCATTGCTTATCACCGCAAAGCTTGCCGTCTTTTAGGTTATGAGGTGTTACATCTATTTCAATCCGATCATCACCTTTGCGCCCACGGTTATAAAGTTGACCAGTCCAAAATTTATAGGCTTGATGCTGCTTAGATGACGGCGTTGATATATAGGTTTGCCGCCACTTCTTGTGCATGGCCATGCCAGACGCGACCTTTCTAAATTCAATAAACTTATGAATCCAAAAGTATTCGTCCATATAGACATTGCCGTGATAACTCTGAGCCGTACGGCTGTTGGTGCCCAAGAAATACAGGCTTGCGCTATAGTCTTTCTCTGGGCCTTCGATGTTGAGTGTAATTGGGTCGCCAGTCAGCTCGATCCCTGCCACCTCCATCGCCCATGCACAAATATATTCACGGAATACCCGCGCTTGCGCTTTGGATGCAGATAAAAATATCTGGTTACGACCCGTCTCAATAGCATCCAAAAAAGCTTCACGCGCAAAGTACCAAGTCGCCCCGATTTGGCGCGACTTTAATAGGTTGCGGATGCGGTTGGTGAGTCCTGCCTGGTACCACGTTTTTTGATAATAAAAAAGGCAGTCACGGAATGAATCTTTGAATTTGTCAATGTCATCTATCTGAATGACGTTCGATGCATTTTTCTGGCCTTGTTTACGACCCCGGTGCGATAGTTTTGGATTGAGATCCGATTGTTTACCAGATTCATTGTATTTATGAATCTTGGCCATGCGCTCGACTTGGCGGCCTAGCAAGTCTATTTCTTTGAAATCCTTACCTGATTTATCGTCTTTATTAATCAGCTGCACCATTCGCGCTTCGAGTGTCGACTCTACGCGGTCGATGGGCTTGGCATCGTCCCAACCATCTGACTTTTTCCAACCATCAACAGTCGTACGCGGCGTGCTGACCATTTCCGCGATGGCGCTAATACTCCACCCCTGCCAATAAAGGCCACGGGCAACGGTTTTGGGGTTTTCTCCAGTCGGTAGAGTAATAAGGGATGACATCAAAACAGCTCATAAAAATGATATGACGCTACTTTGATTTACTGACAGCTTTTAATCATTGCTGTTTGTGGTGGATTGGCACTTATGCACCGTCTTTGCTTTTGTTTTTTGCTTGTGCAGCGGTCAAAGTAAAGCTTTGTAAATGAACCTCCTTCTTATCTTTACTCATGGACCGTCTATGACTACCAAAACTTTTCGAGTTGCACGCGCCGGACAAACCACAGACGGCCGTGAAATCACTCGCGAACAGATCACCCAAATGGCCGCTAATTATGATCCAGAAGTGTATGGCGCTCGCGTTAATCTAGAGCATATGCGAGGTTATTATCCTGGCTCTGATTTTCAATGCTACGGCGATGTCGTATCACTATCGACTGAAGAAGCCAACGACCATTTATACCTGTTAGCTGAAATTGAACCTAAGCCTGAGCTGGTTGCACTAGCAAAATCAAAGCAAAAAGTATATTTCTCTATTGAGTTTTATAAAAAGTTTGCTGATACCGATGA